TGTACAGCGACCGATCCAGCGCCGCCTGGTCCCTCTTCGCCCACTGCAACCACTCCGTGTGCCACTCCCGGATCAGCCGCGCCGTCTGCTTATTCCGCCGGAACGCAAACACCCCCCCGTTGTACTGCAAAAACTCATCCGTCCCGATGCTGGCAAACGTCTCCTGGCACTCCTCCTCGTTATCGGGCCGCTTCATCTCGCGCGCCACCACGTACTGCGCCGGATTCGTGCAAATAACAAACTCCCACCCGTCCACCAGCAGATCAAAGATGAACGAAATATCCGCCGTCAGTTCCGTGTCCGCGTCCAGGTACAACACATAATCCCATTCCTGCGGTGCCAGATCATAGATTTTCGTCTTGACCGACCGCGCCCCCACATCCTCATCCCCGTTCCCGATGAACACATCCTCGCCCAGCCCCGACAAATCGCTCGCCAGCGCCACCGGCAGCCCCGACATAAACTTGTGGATCGAAGCGATCAGCCGCCGAGCGCAATCGCGCGCCGGGCCGCGATACGCCACCACGTACACCCCCGCATGGCCCGCCCATGCTGGCAACTCCCCGACCGGCGGCGCGCCATACAAGAAATCCTCGAATGCCCGGATGTGATCCTGCTGCCACGCCTCCCGCGTAAATCGCGCCGTGATCCCCCGCAGCGATTCCCCGTTATACGGCTCCGCCAGCGCCGCCCCGATAGCGCGCACCATGTCGTCGTAATCGCCCGCCTCGTACCGGAAAACATTCTGAGCGCTCGGCAGCTCATCAAAGATACCCACCGCTCGCGGAATCACCACCGGCACCCCGCACGCCAGCGCCTCCAGCGGCCCGTACCCGATCCCCTCGATGCTCGACGTGCAAATGTACAAGTCCAGCCCCTGGTAAAACGTCTGCATCTCGCCCCACGGATACCGCATCGTCGGCACAGGCCACCCGACCCCGCTCGCGCGCAGCTCGAGGTCGGGCCTGTCCTTGGCCAGCCGCCTCAGCATCCCCTCGCCCTTGCGCCCGCTCCGGTACACCTCGCCCGATGTCCCCACGATTGGCCGCTCGTGCCACTCTCTCGGCGCAGGCGAAAACTTGTCCCGGTCCAGCGGAGGCGTCACCAGCGCCGTCGGCCCAAACTCCCGCAGCCTGTCCGCGTACAACTTCGCGCTCGTCAACCGCAGCCCCACCGACCGCGCCGCCCGATCCCAAATCTCCGCCTTCGCCGGCATCCCATCATCCCGGTGCGAAAACCACGCCGCCGTCGCCGTCCCCACTCCCCTACTCCCTACTTCCCTACTCCCTACTCCCTTCCCCCCTACTTCCTCGTAGAACAAATATGGGAAGTAATAATTGACGTCCACTCCCAAGCTCGGCTTGTGCGAAAACGTGAACGATGCCTCGCCGGGCCCCAGCTCCCGCGCCAGCCGCGCCAGAATCCTATCGCTCACAACATCATTCGTAATGACGTTAACCTTCATCTTTACCCGCACCGTGCCGCAATGACCACCGAAGCGACCAACCACACAACCATGACAACGATTGGAACAATGGCCACAGCAAGCACAAAAACATCTAGAAAATCGTCAAGCCTTGTGCGCTTGAACAACCTGGTCATTGATGTTGGTTTAGGACGCTTTTCAATCATTCTGGTTACACCTCAAATCTTTGTTTCGTTCCATCCTCAATTCGTTGTTGTCCTACTTCCTACTTCATATGGACACCTCAGCGCGATCACCGAACCCGCAAACCCCACGACCTCCCACCTTGCCGTCGCATTCCACTCGTCAACGCGCCGCTTCACCGCCGGGCACTTGCGCGTCCCATAATCGTGAAAACACGCGATCCCCCCTGGCATCATCGCCCCCGTGTACGCCGGCACATCCCGGCTGATCCCCTCATCGCCGTGGCACGCATCCACAAAACAAAATGCCAGCCTCTCCCCGATCCGCCCCGGCCCCAGCCAGCTATCGCACTCGATCAGCTCGCACGGAATCCCCATCCGTGCCATGCTCGCCAGAAATCTGGCCACCCGCTTCTCTTGCGGCGCATTGGCTGGGCGATTGTAGAAATTATCCACCGCAATAATTCGCCCCCGCCCGACGCGCGCCGCGCTCCAAGTCGCCAGAGACCCGCCCTTATGCACCCCCGCCTCGGCCGCCGCCCCATCCGGCGCCACCCGCGCCAGATCATACAAAAACCCCAATTGCAGCGCATCCAACATCGAAGCGCACCCAATCCCCCTCGCAATCGCCTCATCCCGCCCAATCATTTCGTTCCATCCCCAATTCGTTCCATCCTCAATTCGTTGCTTCGTTCCATCCTCAATTCGTTGCTTCGTTCCATCCTCAATTCGTTGTTGTCCTACTTCCTACTTCCTACTTCCCGCCCCCCTCGCCCTCCCAAACAAATGCTTCACCACGCTCCCCCCGTTGAACGGCCTCCCCAGCAAATACGCCCTGACCGGCGTCTTGAACAGCGCCCTCAACAGCGCCGCCTGATCCTGCTCCCGATAAATCCCCCACTCCTCCCGCCACTCCCCGAACAGTTGCTCCACCATCGCGCACTTGCGAAACCACATCACCCCCGCCTGCAGCGACACCAACTTTTCCCCCAGCATCGCCTCAGTCACACACCGCTCGCTCTCAGAAACTTTCCACAACCAATCATGCCCCTGCCGCTCGCTGTGCGTCAACACCAGCTCCCACCCATCCGCCAGCATCTCGAACCCCACCATGATCGAGCCATCCATCACCCGCGTATCCGCATCCATGTACAGCGTGTGATCGAACGGCGTCAGATCGTACAAATTCACCTTCGCCCACCGCGCCCCCGCATCGTCCCTCTTGTACTCGCAATAAATGTGCTTCACATCCCGCACCCCGAGCGGCCTCTCCCCCACGCACGCCACCGGCAACCTGCAAACCCGCTGCACATGCTCAATCGCCGTCACCGCCTGCCCGCACGCATTCCCCCCCTGCGCCACAAACACGATCCCATTTACCATCCTGCCTCTTGCATCCTGCCTCTTGCCTCTTGAATTTCATGCGCACGAAACTCCCGCTTCCATTTCCTGCGCACGAAACTCCCCCACCTGACACTCAACCGGCGTGACCGCCTCATCCAGCGCAGCCCTCAACTCCCGCCTGATCCTATCCCCCTCAACCGCCCAGTCCCCGAACATCGTGGCCGTAAATCGCCACGGCTCCCTTTCCAGATGCTCCATCAACCCTCGAGCAATTCCCTCGATCCTCCGCAACCGCTCAAATTCCGCCTGGCTGATCACCACATTCCCCATATCCCACCTACTCCCTACTTCATACTTCCTACTTCATACTTATCCCCGCCCCGTCCAACTCATCGGCAGCGCGCACAACACCGGCTTCACCCGATAAAACGCCCGATGAAATGCCAGCTTGTCATCTCCCCCGCCCTCGCGCTCCTCCATCCACATATCCACCAACCGGATCGTATCCTCGCACCTCTGCACGAACACCAGCCGCGTATCGAACACAGGCACCCGCAAGTCCCGGATCACCTTCCGTGTCCTCTCCCGATCCGCCTCCGTCCCGATGTGGCACGCCAACTCTGTGTAACTCCACAGCGGCACCGCCACCTGCCACCTCGCCAGCAAACTGAACCCGATATTGATATAGTCCGGCCTCAGCCTGGCCGACGAATCCCAAATAAGCGTCTTGGAAAATTCCAGCCTCTGCGGCCCCTTCACGATCCTCGTCTCCGCATCCAGCGTCCGAATAATATTCGTAATCTCCTGCCGGCCCTGTGTCGCCACGATCCCCGCATTCCTCGGCAGATCACCCGTGATCGTCTCCAGCAGAACCGCGTCGCCCCGCGCCACCCACGCCATCGCATCGTGGCGGCCCACCGAAATGCGCATTCCCGCCTTGTACGTGTGCGCCTTCCCGTTCCGCTCCACCGTTTTCGCCGTCCTCAACTGCACCCACACCGCCATCGGCCCCTACTCCCTACTCCCTACTCCCCTATTCCCTACTTCATCCTTCCTACTTCCTACTTTCCCCACTTCCTAGTCGTGCCATTATAGGAACTCACCCTGCCCCATACTTCCTACTTCATACTTCCTACTTCGTTGTGGGCAGGCAGTCGCCTGCCTGCCCACGCGATAGGTTAGCCCACAATCTCCTGGATCGTCGT